CTGGTCAAAATTCTATCAGCATACAATGTCCTTGGTGTGATGATGGTTCTTACCATCTTGGTATAGAACTAGACAGGAAATTTTTCAACTGTTGGAAATGTACAAAGTCAGGAAGTTTAATCAAACTGGCGATGAAGTTAGAGGACTGCCCATATCATGCTGCTGTTGAGCATTTACAAGAATTTATGACTGCTAGTACCATTTCAGAGGGGGACAACGATTCTCAGGTCACTCAGAGCGTCAGAGAGGTGGAATTAGTAGGGGTAAATACCCTGCTTGAACCACATCAAAAATATTTAGAGAGTAGAAACTTTGATCCTGAGTATATTTTTCAGAAATATTCTCTGAATTGTGTGGGTCCTATTGGTAGGTGGTGTCATAGTTTAATAATTCCCTACCTCAAAAATGGTAGGGTAATTACATTCTGTGCTGCCGATATTACTAGAACATCTGACAAAAAATATAAATACCTTCCGAATGAACTATCAATTGTTCCCATAGGACAAACTCTTTACAACATAGACAGGGCAATTGATACAGCTTTGGTAGTAGAAGGTGCAACAGACACATGGAGAATGGGTGACGGTGCAGTTGGTCTTGGAAGAAAGAAGTACACAAGTTGGCAAGTAAAACGATTGGCCAAATTTAAAAGGGTTTTCATCATGTTAGATTCAGATGCCACAGAAATGGCAACTGATCTAGCTAATGATGTAGGGATGTTTACAGAGGTTGTATTACTAGAGTTAGAATCAGGTGATCCAGCAGATTTATCAAACGATGATGTGAAAGAAATAAGAAAAGACATATTTTAAGGAGAAAAAATGTTACTAAGTCAAGCCGTCGAAGAAGCGAAAATGATGTTTGTGGATCTTCACCCTTCAGAAACCGTTCTATTCAATATAGTAGATGTAGAGGAAAGAAAAACAGAATGTGAATGGATTGATCCATTTGAAGGTAAATTTATCATAAAAGGTATGAATGGATTTACTGATATGAATGAGTATTTAACAAAAGATCCTCACGTAGACAATATGCGAATAGCTCCTAGGGAAAAAGTAAAATGAAATTCTATTCTAAAAGAGTATGTCCTGTTTGTAAAAAGATTGTCTCATGTGCAGGGGTTGCATGGGTCCAACACTCAAGAATGCATGTTAGAGAAGGGGTAATTGAAGAAATTTTAGATTGGGACAATCGAATAACTTTTAGACAACTAAAACCAATAAGAGGAAAATCTAGGAGAAGGACAGAAATGAAAAGAACAAAACAAGAAAGGGTCAAACAATATACGGAAGAAATGCAGAATTTACAAAATAGCAGTGATCTTGAATCAACACATTGTATAGCCGATGATCTACTGTGTGATCTGTTACGAGAAATAGGATATGGAGAAGTTGTAAATGCTTTTGAGAATCTTGAAAAATGGTATGCATAAAAAGGAGAAATAAATGAACACTTATGAAAAATGTTGTTCCATTAGGCACATGATTTTAACAAGGGCAGCAGAAGTTATAAACTATGATTGGGATGCTGAATTCTCAAAAAAGAATGTGAAAGAATTCCCTTATGATTTAAAGAACAAAATAAACACAGATGATGAGGACTTCTTCAACATTCAACCAGCAGAATTGACAAAAGAAGAAATGGATCAATTGAACTTTGGTAGATGGAGTGAGGGAGATCCTATGCGATTAATACCACTATGGTTATTCCCATTTCTAGCAGAAAAAATAAAAACGAGGTGTATTGATGATAAAGAATATATAAAAAAATCAGAGATGGATAATGATCATCGTTTTGGGTATATGGCTTACGGTGTAATACCAAAGGAGAAAAATAAATGTTATCAAAAATAAATGAACTTGAAATTGAAATTGGCAAAGCCAATCAACTTTACTGGAGAAAACAAGAGCCTGAAATTTCAGACATTGAATACGATAATTTAGTCAGAAAATTAACTAAATTAGATCCAGATAATCCTATGTTATTAGATATTCATGCACCTGTATCAACCAAAGGGTTGAAGGTGACACATAAAGTTCCAATGCTATCACTAAACAAGGTGTACACCATACCGGAGCTACTTGCATGGTGCGCTAAAGTAGCTAGGGGACCGCATGAACAATTCCTTATCCAGCCAAAGTACGATGGTTGCTCCGCTAACTATGAAGATGGAATACTGTCAACTAGAGGGGATGGTGAAGTTGGAGAAAATATTACCGACAAACTTCCACTCATCAAAATGCAAATTTCTAAATTCAGAGACAACAAGACAAGAGGGGAGATAATCTTTCGCAAATCAGTCTTTGAAAAGTATAAAACCATTCTCAAGAAAAGGGATGGTACACCTTATTCTAATGCCAGAAATGCTTGTGCCGGTATGCTCAACAAAGATGATCTCCCAGTGAAAGAAGCAATCTTAGAACTAATACCATTCGAAATGGAAACCACAAAATTATCTTTGAACAATATGGGAAGAGTAAACTTTGAAGAATACATAGAACAGGTGAAGGGACTTGACTACCCTGCTGATGGTCTAGTTATTAAACTAGCTGATGAAGAATACAAAGAATCATTAGGGTACACAAGCCACCATTCTAGGGGTGAGATGGCCCTAAAGTTTGCCAATGATACAGGAACAACAAAACTATTAGGGGTAACTTGGTCGTGCGGTAAGGAAGTGATTACCCCTATCGGTAATGTGGAACCTGTAGAAATAGGCGGGGTCACTATTAAAAACGTGTCACTTCATAATTGGAATTTTATAGAAGAACATACCATTCATATAGGGGATACACTAGTCATAGAAAGAGCAGGAGATGTTATTCCACATGTAGTGTCTTGCAAATATGATATGGCAGTAGATGAAGAACCACAAGCAATAGAAATTGATGAATGTCCTGAATGTCATTCACCTGTAACTTACAAAGATCCCAATATTTACTGTACTAATAGCAATTGTGCTGGCAAACTATTAAATAAACTATATGACAGTGTAACCAGAATTGGAATTGAAAGAATTGGTAAACCCACTATCAGAAATATGATAGACATACTAGGAGTAGATAATCTTATTGATATATTTAATCTCACAAAAAGTGATCTACTCAGACTACCTAAATTTGGAGACAAAAAAGCTAGTAACACCTTGAATGAGATTCATAAGGTAAATGATGAGGGGGTACATGAATGGCAGATCCTTGCTGCTATGAATATTCCTGGTATCGGTAGAACACTCAGCAAAACTCTATGTGAAGAATTTGGATTAAATGGATTAATGGAATTATGTTTACGTTCCAATGCAAAACATAGGTTGATTGCTATTGAAGGTATCGAAGAAAAAAGAGCCACTGATATAGTGGTGGGAGTATTGGAAAATATTAGATATATTACAGCTTTATGGGATATACTGACATTGAAAATGTATGCTGTTGTTGAGGATGAACCATTACCAACAGTCTGTTTTTCTGGTAAATTCCCTGAACAAAAATCGGTCTATTATGAAAAGTTAAAAGGAAAATATGAAATAGCTAAATCTGTAACAAAGTCCCTTGATATTTTAGTTGTAGCGGATAAAAACTCTAAAAGTTCCAAATGTAAAAAAGCTAAAAAATTAGGTATCAAAATCATATCAATCCAAGAAATTATGGGGGAAATATAATGGAAAAAGAGTCTGTAGAATTAGTGTTACAACATTTAGATAAACTTGGAGAAAAATTAGGGGTGGGTGTTGAAAGAATATGGCCTTGGTTTGTACATCAAGTGTATATTGAATCCATAGTATCCTTATTTCTTATGCTATTTAGTATGGGTCTGTTTGTTAGTTTATCTATTTTTGTAGCTAAACATTGGAAAAAACGAGAAGGTAAGTATTCAATTGATGATTCTAGCCATGAACCACCGTGGGTTATAGGTTTAGTATTACTTGGAATAGTAACTCTTATTTGCACGATTGCATTTTTTACTGTTGGATTCAACTTCTTAAATCCTGAATATCACGCTTTCAAAAATATAATAGCAACTGTAAAATAATGGTATAAAGGTAAACGCCCGGACCTCAGAGGGCTTTGCTCATCAGTCCTAGCGCACCAAAACCTGCTCAGAACCGGGGAAATTCTCATGATTCCATATAGTAAGCGGGTCAAGATGAGCTTCACTTTTAATACAAAGGAGAGAAAATGGAAAATGAAAAACAAGGCTATGGAGAATGTGAAGATTGTGTTTGGTATCATGACCCTGGCGGGTGTAACGTAGAAAGAGATTCTGATATTTGTCTCCTGAATAAAAGATTGAAAAACAAAGAAACCGAAATTGTGGAGGATTAAAATGACTTGGAATGAATTCAAAAAATGTATTGATGATCAGATAGAAGATATGAACATTGACAAAGATTTGGAGCTGGAGTACATCGACATCTCCTATCCTTGCCTTGATCATCCTTCTTGTCAACCTACTGTCTATGCAGATGAAAATGGTATAGCTATCCAACCGTAAGGGAGAGATATGAATTGGGATAAAGTAGAAAAATTAATAATAGAAATTGCGGATGAAGCAAAGATTGATCTCAATGAGGTGGGGTCAATTACAATTCATAAAGATGGACCAACACAAAGCATTCACATCGCCGCTAAAGTATTTTTCACACACGAAAAGTACGGTGAATTAAGTGATATGTATATCGTAGAATCTAATTGAACCACCGGAGGAGGAAGGATGATGAAAATAATTAGAGTTAACTCATGTGAGGAGTGTCAGCATTCGTCATTTATGAAATGCGAAAAAAGAATCTATACTGGCAGTTCTCAATGCACCGTGGACGGTGTTAGGGATGATTGTCCACTGGAAGATGCAGTGGAATGTCCAATCTGTGAGGGTCCGTCATGCGTTCACACCGAGCAAGCGTGGAAGGCGTACTTTAAAATCCCAGCACCACCGGAGGATGAGAAATGAGCGTTAATTATATCAATCGAGAAAACGATGAGGAAATAATAGACATAGTTCGGTCAGTTTTAGACAACGGGACTGGTAAGGCAGAGACGGCGAATGAACACATATTAATAAAACTTATGCAGCTTCGTGGAACACCTATAGTTTCGTTTGATTATGATCAAGAACAAGTTGATTATCACCACCAACATTGGCAAAATGAATCTGTGACACCGGAGGATAAGAAATGACAGAACTAAAGCCATGCCCGTTTTGCGGGTCAACTGATGTTGAATACATTGATTTTTATGTCGCATGTAATAGGTGCAGCGCCATGGGGCCAAGCGATGAGTCGGACATAGACATAATCAAAGCCTGGAACACCCGCACACCACCGGAGGAGGAATGATGAAACTTAAACCATGCCCGTTTTGCTCTGATACACATATCCGTATTGTAAGAACAGACTTTGGCAATATTGAATACCAAGGTCAATGTCTGCACTGCGGAGCAACGGCAGGGCATCTACGAGAGACAAGGGATGAAGCCATAAAAGCCTGGAACGCCCGCACCTCCGGAGGAGGAGAAATGAACGTCTATTGTCCAAAATGCGGTGGATGGTACATCGTAACAAATGTCTGGGGGGACATCAGTCCCGGCAATGTGGTATGCACGTGTGACCACTGTGGGACCGAATGGAACATTGAAATCTCATTTACTGAGGAGAAAAAATGAAACCTGAAGTTAGTATTGTAATGCCAATCTATAACACGGTGAGTAGAAATGGTACTATGATCCACACTGCCATTAACTCACTACTGAATCAAACCTTTAAAGATTTCCAATTACTAATTTTAGATAATCTATCCACAGATGATACCCAAGAAATCTGTACCACGTATGCCAAACAAGATAGTAGAATAAGATTTTTCATTGATTCAAAACAGAGATTTCCAGAAGGGGGTATAAACAAACTATGCGAAATGGTGGACACCCCTTACATGATGATAGCTAATGATGATGATAAATGGGAACCATCCTACATTGAAAAGCTCTATAAGATTCTACAATCAAATAAGGATATAGATGCTGCGTACACTAATGGAAGTTTCATGAGTGTAACCGATAATGTTGGTGGAGTAATAATTCCAAAAGGTAATGAAGTTGACTACACAAAAGATGTACCTACAAATTTCTTCACGTTTATCCAAACACGAAATGTAATTCCTCTACTATTCGGTTTATTCAGAACTGAGTCCTACAAAAAATGTCTACCCTATACTCCATTTGATACACTAAAAGCTAATGTCGATAATATTTTTGCAGCCAAATTTTTTCTCTTCGGGGGGAAATCATTTCTTTTAAACGAACATCTATTCTACTATAGAAACAAGCCTCGCAAATTGGAGGAGGGTGTCGTAGAAGGAATGCCTAAAAACCCTACGCTTATATGGATATTTTATGTTGCACACCAACTTAATTTTTACATGGAACTAACTAAAAATTTCCCCAACAATATAACATACAGAATAGTAACCTTAGACAGTTGTTTACAAAGACTTCCTGCATTAATAAAATGGGTTCTAAAAGATGTGACAACGAAAGAATCTGATAAACGTGTTGTCAGTGAGGTTTATTCTATGTTACCACAACCTAGAAAAGCTGATGGACAAATCACAATCGGGGGGTTAACCAACGAAATAAATAATTTTATGATCAAAATAGAAGAAATATTGCACTACATAGACCTAAAAATAGGGTATAATCACACCGTAAACACTCTACGCTACCTGATGAGTGATGTTAATAATTCAATTCAAGGAGATTAATCATGAACGGAAGAAAGATCAAAATAAATCTTTACTTTCCCAAAGGGTTTTAATACAATGTTTATTGTCGAACTAATGATGCCAAAGAGAAATTCAATAAAGCTTGAGAATCTCTGCATCGTGAGGTGCAGGGGGGTTATCATTAACTCCGACAATTCTCAGGCTTTTCTTTTTGGAGATTTGCTATGAAAAAACTAAATAGAGGAGAAGCACCTTTATGTAGTTGTGGTTGTGGTAAACAAGTTAATTGGAAGGATGGAAGATGGAACAGATTTATAAACCATCACTGGGGAAAAGGAAGAATTGTATCCAAAAGAACCAAACAAAGATTATCCAAAGCAAATAAAAAATATACATCTAACGAAAAAATTCTTACACAGGAACTTCTTAAAAAACTTTTACATTATAATCCATCTACTGGATTATTTAGATGGAAACTACCCTTTGGAAAACAAAAAATAAATGGAATAGCTGGTGGTAAAAATTCTCAGGGATATACTATTATCAGCATTAACTCAAAATTATACCGTGCCGCAAGACTCGCATTTCTTTATATGGAAGGGTACTTTCCTGAGTATCATGTCGATCATATAAATAGAATCAGAGATGATAATAGATGGGAAAATCTTCGACATATAACACAGCAATGTAACAATCGAAACACTTCAAAACGTAGTGATAATACATCAGGGATAACAGGTGTTACTTGGAATAAACTAAGTAAAAAATGGGTTAGTCAAATAAGCACCAATGGTAAAAATAAATATTTAGGTATATTTGGAACTCTCAAAGAAGCAGCAAAAATACGATGGGAAGCTGAAGTAAAATATGATTACCCTAATTGCAACACAACGTCAAGTGCGTATCAATTCTTACAGGAGAATAAATAATGAATAATGGAAGAACATTAAAAATTATTGATGGATCAGCAAATACACCCCTTGTCAATGAATTATGTACATTCAAAGGATTAGAAAGAGCTTGGTCTAAAACTGTAGTAACATCATTCTCAGATGGGGAAACGTGTATAAAAATAAATGAAAATGTGAGAGGCGCCGATGTTTTCATCCTCCAACCAACATGTCCACCAGTAAATGATAATCTAATAAAACTATGTTTGATCCTTGACGCACTAAAAAGAAGTAACTGCTGGAGAATCACTGCTGTCATACCCTACTTCGGTTATGCAAGGCAAGATAAAAAACTGCAACCTAGAGTTCCAATCTCTGCTAAAGCTGTTGCCGATATTATTCAGACAGTTGGTGTTGATCGTATCTTAACAATGGACTTACATTCTAATCAAATACAGGGTTACTTCAATTGTCCAGTAGACCATCTTTTTGCATCTTCAATATTCTTAAAACATATGAAAGAAAATTTAGAGGAAAGTACTGTATTGGTATCACCAGATGTTGGAGGTGTTGCGAGAACTGTATACTATGCTAAAAAATTGCACAAAGAAACCGCTATCATCCATAAAACTAGAATTGCTTCTAACAAAGTTGGACGTATGATTTTATTAGGAAATGTTAGAAATAAAAGTGTGGCGATTATAGACGACATGGCGGATACAGCAGGCACATTATGCAAAGCAGCAACACTACTCAAAGATGCTGGAGCTAAAAAGATTATGGCTTATGTTTCTCATGGTGTATTCTCTGGTAGTGCTTATGACAAAATAGAAAAATCTGATTTTGATATTGTGTATGCTACAGATTCAATTCCAAATGACGGTCCAAGACCTAAGAAAATACAAACTATATCCTGTGCTCCTTTACTTGCAAAAGCTATAATTAATATTCATAAGGAAACATCAATTTCTTGTCTATTCGAATAGGAGGAGATTACTATGAAAAAATTATGGCATGCTATATTAGGTACAGCAATCATATGTCTAATAATATATGGTTTCTATTGGATTGTAAAAACAGTAACTTACACTATTTTTTATGAAGATATGGTGAAAGCTACAATAACAGAAATGGTTAAACAGGTGGCATTACGATGATAATACCAAATTGGGAAGACGGTAGAGAGGGTACTATTCCTTGGTCTTTTATATTAGGATCAGATACCAACCATAGAGAAATACTGGAAAGACTTCTACAAGACCATACATCCATGAATGAATTATCACGTTATCTTGGAGTGTCTTTCAGTGGTATACGAATCAAATTTGAACATGAAGGAATACATATTAAAAGGAAAAGACCACTTATAGAAAGGTTGAGAGAACTCGGTCCAGTATACAATATGACATCAAAAGAAATAGGTGCTAACCTTGGTGTACCTGCAAACTCTGTAACTAGATGTTGTAGGAAACATAGTATTCCTTATAGAAAAATACCGACAGGGGGTGATACGAGATGCGTCTAAAAGTGGAATTAGTACCAAAATCATCATTCTATTCCAACATGCGAAAGGTCCTGTCTAAAGATGCATGGGATTTACTGCGTAAATCTGTCTACAGAAAAGCCAATTATCGTTGTGAAGTTTGCGGTGCAAAAGGTAGGATGAATTGTCATGAAATTTGGAAGTACGATGATGGTAGGGGGGTCCAAATTCTGAGGGGATACGAATGCTTATGTGATTGGTGTCATCACGTGCGCCATATAGGTTTTGCCTCTATTCTAGCTTCTAAGGGTAAGCTAGACTATGAAAAAGTTGTTAAGCACTTTTGTAAGGTCAATAACTGCTCTACAGAAGCATTCAGAACCCATGTTAATGCTGCTTACGTACTTTGGAAAAAGAGGTCTAAAATTAAATGGCGAGTAGACATGATAACCTATCACCAAAACAGGAATGATTTCATAACAAAGGAGATTATACCATGAAAAATGCAGTTAGCAGATTACAAGCAGATATTCCAACAAAATTATTTACACAATTTAAAACCGTGGCACTAATTAAAAATAAATCTATACGAAATGCACTAATCCATATTATTCAAAAATATGTGGAAGAAGAATCTAAAGAAGTAATAAAAATTCTTAGAGAATAAAAGAAATCATCACATGATCTACTTAATACTATTCGGAGACAAATGGTGGACAGACTATGAGGTGATAGAGGCTTACATTTCAGAAGAACGTGCAGAAGGGATTTAAATTAATACCTCTTTCATCTAAAGTATGGGATACTTTTTGGAAAACTAACCTATAACTAAAAGTATTCGATCAAACGTTCGAATACTATTATTAATGATTAAATTTTCTCGGTAATATAGTAATTAAAACAGCACCTTCCAATCTATAGTAGATGACTATATATTAAATAGTGATTTAACCTCTTGACGATTAGAATTCTATTTGAGAAGCTATTAACTTCTATAATTAGGTTCTAATCTCAAGGGGGTTCCATCATGAAAAAATTCTGTCTCGCAACAATTCTAATCGTCCTGTTTATTCCCATCACAGTATTAGCAAAACATCAATTTGTGGAAAGGTACTATCAAGACATTTGGTGCTCCCAACAAGGTGGACAAGTGGAAGTCATTCTGGATGATGGCACACGTTGCGATTGTTTAACAGATACTCTTTCAACAGAAGTGGATTTTGCTAGTAAATGGTATGAAGGAGTTTCTCAAGCACTTCACTACTCAATGAAAACTGGTCGTCCAGGGGGTCTACTCCTAATAGTAGAATCTGACAAGGACTGGAAATTCGTAGATCGAGCCAGAAATTTAGTAGAATTTTTTCAACTCCCAATAACCGTCTATACAATCTCACCTTAAAAAAATACCTTGACTTTCATATTGTCATTTGTTATTCTATTTTCGTCTGAAAAAATCACAATGTTAAAAGAGTATAAATATGAAATCAAATGAATCAAATCAACTAAATAGCGCCAGAGAATCTTATATCGTGAGGTATAGGGTAAGTACTCTTCACACCCCTCCACGTGTGATTGTGAGCTTACAGACAATTCTCTGGCGCTATTTTTATTTATAGGGGGACTGATGGGAACTAGTAAAGAGACATCTGACTCTGCCAAAGATTTAGAAAAGTTGATAGTAAAATATCTCAATGCATTATCACATGAGGTTGGTAAAATCTTTGGTGGAGATGGATTATCAGTACTAAATCCAATACTAGCACATTTATCTATAGAGAAAATGATAGAAACCAGAGGTTATTTTGAAACACTCCAGATGATAAAAACTATTTACACAAAAGTTGAAGGGGATGCTATCAGACAAATGGCTCAGCAAGAAAGTAAATCTGCTACTAAACATTAACCTCTTGGACGGGGCACGAAAGAGAGTAAAGAATGAAAGATGAAAAAATAAATCCAATATGCACACAAGTAAGCAAAATCAAATTTGACAACAACATAAACGTAGCTCCAATATTATGGTACACAAATATTTTATTGGACACTGGGAAACCCGATTTAATTGCCATTCTAATACTATCCGATATTTGGTACTGGTACAAACTATCTGTAATAACTGATGAAAATACAAGAAAAGTTATAGGCTACAAACAAAAATTCAAAGCAGACAAACTCCAAAGGAGTTATTCTTACTACGAAACCACTTATGGTCTATCGAGATCACAGGCTAAAAGGGCATTTGATAGGCTTATATCCAATGAATTGATAACCAGAGAATTCAGGAATATAACAGTTGGAGATAGAACACTATCAAGTGTGATGTATGCAGAACCTATCCCAGAAAATGTAGTAAAAGTCTCATTCTTAAAGGAAATAGATGGGGGTTACTCTAAAGTAAAGGGGGGGTCACAAATTTGTGAGGGGGGGTTATCAAATTTGTCAAGCACCCCTAGCAAATTTGTCAAGCATACAGAGACTACTTCAGAGACTTCTACAGTTGACTTTTCTAAAGAAAAGTACACCCGTTCCAAAGAACGGGGTAATAACCCTGCCAAACATCTTGGTCAAGGGAATAATGAAACGAAACAATCAATACCCCTTGACTCCCCGAAGGTGAAGAAACGTTTCTTGATTAAAAAGAAAGTTGAACCCGCCGCCGAAGAAACTGCTGCCGAAATAAAACGGGAGAAATTCAAAAATATAAAAGAATCGTTGAATATGAAATCTCCCAAGAAAAAAAGAAAACCCTGTTACCCCGCACAACATAAGATGCCTTATTTAGCACTTTGGAACAATGCCGAAGTGCGAAAACATCTTAGAAATGATACAAAAGTATATTGGGATACGTCAAGAATCATTGGTAAGTTAATCAATGGGACATTTTTCACAGAGAAACATGAAGGCTGCGAACATCTTATTGGAAAAAAAATAACATTGAAAGATTTTGAAAGAGCCATTGGTAATTTTGAATTAGTAATACATTCACCAGATCATGAACCGGCTTCACGATCTGTCAAAGCAGCATGGGGTAATTATTCATTCCCTGAATATATTTACAATGAACGTGGTAATGGCACAAAAAGTTTATTCGCAAAATATTTTACCAATCCCCCTAGGAAATTGGAAAAGGTTGCAGAAGAGAAGTTAACGCCTGGTCAGAAAGAAGCATTATCAACTTTGGTAAAAGAATATGAAAGTGCATTTGGCGTTAGTCTGAATAACAATGGTGATATGAAATACGCCATTCGATGTGTTCAACATACCGTTCCTGATTTCTTTAAATCCATCAAACCTAGAATCAAACCAAAATCCTATCTAGAAAAACAAAGAAGTCCTGTCAGTAAAACTCGCACATGGATTGAAATGCTTGCTGATTTATACAAAGGTATGGAGAACCCACACCCTGGAATACTAAATTCAGATAACACAAGGAAAAAAGCTTACATGTATTTTGGGAAAACCTATTATCTGAAAGGTTTTTCTGAAATGCTAGAAAACGCTCGTATTACCAATGATAAACTTTTAGCACACATGGGGTACACCTAGCACCTGGATAGCTACTCTCGTAGAAGTTAGACCGGCAGAAATCGATTTTAATAGCAGAGAATAGACCTACTTTTGACTTGAGGGGTAAACATGACGCAGATGAAGTTGAAGAAACGTAGGATAGATTCCTACACAGAGAAAAGAATACTAACAGGAATGATTGTCTCAACAGAATTTATGTCGATATTAAATCCAGTCATTCAAATAAATTACTTCCAATCTAATTACGGTAGAACAGTAGCCAAGTGGTGTGTAGAATTTTATGAACAGTATGAACAAGCCCCATTCGATCACATTCAAGACATCTTTGATCAACGATCCTCTGAGTTGAATGAAGAGGCTGATTTAGTAAAAGCCCTTCTATCTGACATATCAGAAAAATATGAGAACAATGCAGGATTGAATGTTCCTTACATGATTGACAAAGCATTTGAGTTTTTTAAGAAAAGAGAACTTGAATTAACAGTTGGGAATATGCAGATTCTACTAGGAAAGAATGATCTAGAAGGAGCAGAAAGACAGGTATTTGAATTCAGTAAGATAGCAGCAGTCACTTCTGATTGGAGTAGTCCTTTTGATCCTGAAAATATAAAAGAAGTATTCAAAGAGGAAAATAGACTGTTCAAAATGGCTGGTGATTTAGGCAGGTACATGGGTGGGTGGGACAGAGGTTGGTTAATAGCAATAGCAGCACCCTTCAAACGGGGAAAAACTTTCAGTCTGCAAGAGATAGCAGTTGAGGCAATGTTTAAAAAGTTGAAAGTTGTTTTTATCTCATTGGAAATGCATAAGAAAGATATGTTTGAAAGATTATACAAGAGATTGGTTAGTGCTTCTAACCCTGATGGGGGTATAGATGTATTTCCCTGTTTTGATTGTTCTCTCAATCAAACTGATGAATGTGATAGGGAAGAAAGGCCAGTACAAGATGCATTATTAGATGAGGAAGAACGCAAACCAGAATACAGTCCAGATTTAGAGTACATACCTTGTACTCATTGTAAGAATGATCCAAAATTGAATGGTTTTTACATAGAAGAAACTTGGTGGGAGAGTATAGAAAGACCACCATGGAGAGAACCTGATGTTGCAAAACATATAGCTTCCCTTGAAAAAATTTATAGAAAATACTTCCAATTTAAACGATATGCAAGGTACTCTGCCAATTTGAGTGACGTTCTTCACGATATTGAGGTACTGGAAAAGACTGAAGGTTTCATTCCTGATATGATTGTAATTGATTACGCTGACATCTTGAAACCAGAAGATGGAGAATCAGAAGGAATCGGTCAATTGGATGCAACTTGGAAAACGCTATCTAAATTAGCAGGGGAGAGACATGCCATAGTGGTCACAGCATCACAGGTAAATAGGGGTGGATTGAATAAAAAGAATGTTGAATCAAGTGATCTTGCAATGTGGATAGGTAAATTAGGTCATGTAGATGCCATGTTCACACTGAATCAAACGAATGATGAGAAGAAAAATGGTGTAATGAAAGTAGGAACTATGGTTAAACGATTTGAAGATTACAGTACAGAGGATACGTGTACCATTCTTCAAAATTTAAAATATGGTCAATTCTGTTTAGACAGTCATTTCTAGATTGGAGGAGAAAATGAAACTGTATTCAATATTTACCAGCATTAATGGAGAAGTAGGAGCATGTCAAGGTA